GTTCAAGCGCTCATGGTTCGACGTCGTGCCCTGGGACGTCATCCCCAAGGCGGCCAAGTGGGTGCGCTACTGGGACCTCGCCGCCACCGAGGCGAAGCAGGGAGTCGACGGTAAGGGCAACCGGGACCCCGACTGGACGGCGGGCGCGCTCGTCGCCTTCCACGACGGGCACTTCTGGGTGGCGCACATCCTGCGGATGCGGGAGACGCCCGGCACCGTGGAGCGCTCGATCGTCAACACCAGCGACCAGGACGGGCGTGCTGTCCCGATCCGGATGGAGCAGGAGCCCGGGTCGTCGGGGGTGAACACGATCGACAACTACCGGCGCAACATCCTTCCCGGGCGCGACTTCGACGGGAAGCGGCCCACCGGCGACAAGGCGGTGCGCGCATCGACATGGTCCGGCGCGGCGGAGCACGGGCTCGTCCACCTCGTGGGTGGAGCATGGATCGGGGACTTCCTCGACGAGGCGGAGGCGTTCCCGGGGGGCGCGCACGACGACATGGTCGACGCCGTGTCAGGTGCGGTCGAGTTCCTCACCACCGCCCGGAAGGCGAGGCTGATCCTGTGAAGCGCAAGATGCGCGCCTTCCGGCGGGGCTCCAAGCGAGGCAGTGGCTGCCCGAGCGGGAAGCGCCGCTACCCGAGCCAGCACGAGGCGACCGTCGCGCTCGCATCCGCCCGGATCAGCGCCGGGAACGGGGACTCCCGACGGGCCGAGAACCGCACCTACGAGTGCGGGCGCTGCAACGGCGGGTGGCACCTCACCAGCGCCGTCCCGAGCCAGGCTCCCTGATCGGCGCGCATCCACGCGCTACCCTGCCCCCAGGCCGGACGAGGCGCCGTGGTCCTGACCGCGACGGAGAGGCACGGATGTGAGCACCTTTCGCGAGCGCGTGAACAACACGCTGGCAGTGCGTAGCGAGACGAAGGGCCAGGAGGCCCTCCTCGCCGAGTTCAAGTCCGACCAGGTGCGCCGTGCAGCGAACTCGCCGCGGTACATCTCCTGGGGGACACCGCAGTGGTCGGCCGCCGACTGGGACCTCGACCGGCTCATCCGTGACGGCTACGAGCGCGTCATCTGGGTGTGGCGCGGCGTCGACGCGATCGCCGAGCATGCAGCCAACCTGACGATCCGAGCCGTGTCCGGGCCCGTCGACAACCCCAACGACCGCACGTTCGTCGACGACCCGATCCTGCGCAACCTCAACCTCGCATCCTGGCCGGGCAAGACGGACAAGGACGCGCCCATCGAGATGGCCTGGCAGTTCCGCTACCGGCTGTCCAGCCTGCTGCTGCTGTCCAAGGTCGGCGTCTACGTCGAGGTCGTCCGCAAGCGCGGTGGGGGGATCTTCTCCCTGAGCCTCATCCACCCCGGGCACTGCAGGCCCATCCCCGACATCGACACGATGATCAGCGGGTTCCGGGTCGACATGCCCGACGGCGGCTACAGCGACCTGCCCGCCTACAACCCGAACGGCAACGAGACCAACTCGATCCTGTGGGTGCGCAAACCTCACCCCACCGACCCGCTGTCCGCGACGACGCCGCTGCAGGCGGCCGGGATCAGCATCGACCTGGACTTCTGGGCGCGGCTGTACAACCGCACGTTCATGCAGAACGACGGCCGCCCGGGCGGGCTGCTCGCGATCAAGGGCGGCATGGAGCAGGGCGACGTCGACGAGTTGCGCGGGCGCTTCGGCGGCGGCCCGCAGCAGGCCGGTCGCACCACGGTCATCGAGGCCGACGCCGTGTCCTGGGTGGACACCGCCATGAGCCCCCGTGACGCGCAGTACGTCCAGTCCCGCGGCATCACCAAGGAGGAGATCCTCCTCGCGCTCGGCGTGCCCGAGTCCGTCATCGGCAACGCGTCCGGGCGGACGTTCGACAACGCCGACAACGAGCGGGAGATCTTCTGGGAGTTCACGATGCTCCCCCACGTCGGGATCATCGAGCGCGCCTTCGAGGCGCTCACCGCCGGTGGGCTCTACGACGACGTGCGCCTGTGGCACGACACGTCGCACGTCGACTCGCTGCAGCGCCAGCAGCGGCGCAAGGTCGCGGAGGCGCGCGTCGACGTGCAACTGGGCTACAAGTCCATCGGCGAGTTCCGGTCGATCGCCGGTGACCCGGAGATCGACGACCCGTCCACCCGCGTCCTGTGGATCCCGGCTGCCGGGCGCTCCCCGGTCGGGCTGCCCGCGGACGTGGCGAAGGCGAAGGACGTCCCGATCGTCGCGCCGCCCGCCGGTGCACCTGGCGGCAAGGGCACGAAGCCGGGTGCCACAGTGCCCGGGCAGGGCGTGATGCTCCCGTCGATGCGCCGCACCCTGTCGGAGATCGGCGGCAAGGACGACGAGCCCGCGGAGATCGAGTGGAAGGGCTGGGCGTCCTGGCCCGCCATCGAGGCGAAGGCGCTCGCACCCGGCGTGACCCCGGGTTCCACGATGATCGCCGCGGACGTCGAGTACCCGAAGGCGATCGAGGACGCGGTGATGCTCGCGGCGGGCGAGTACGGCATGCAGCCACTGGACCCGGACGAGTGGCATGTCACCCTGGCGTTCATGGGCCAGCCCGACGACGGGCAGCAGGAGACCATCGACGAGACGCTCGATGACAACCTTCCGTCAACCTTGCTCACGGGCACGATCAGCAGCCCCGCCGTGTTCGGTGAGCGCGGCGGCCCGCGTGCCATCGTCCTGCTCGTCGACATCCCGGGCCTGGCGGAGTACCGCACCGACCTGGTGCGCGCGCTGGAGGACGCCGGGGTGCCGCAGCAGTCCGAGCACGGGTACACCGCGCACATGACGGTCGGCTACGTCGAGCCCACGGTGAGCCCAGACGACCTGGCAGCGCTGCTCACGGTCCTCATGTCTCAGGCCGGGCAGGCGATCACCCTGCCGTCGGTCGCGCTCTACGTCGGCAGCAAGCGCTACGAAGGACCCGGTGAGGAGCCCGACCCTTTCGATTCAGCCGGTGAGACCGGCGAGTCGCAGGGCAAGGCGTTCGACCCCAACCAGCCTCGTGACCCGCACACCGGCGAGTGGTCGGGCGCCTACGGGCGCCAGGGTGCACGCGCGGTCGGCACTGTCGTCGGAGCGCTGGACGGCGTACCGATCGCGAAGGTCGCCGACGTCATCGACGGCATCGAGTTCTCCAAGCACCGCGACGACACCTGGGAACTGAGCAAGGCCGACCGGGCGTCCGTGGCGGCAGCGATCAACGAGGTCCTCGACGTCCTGCCGGGCATGCCCGAGCCGCACGTCCATCACTCGAACAGTGATGGCGTCGTCGCGTCGGCGGGCGGTTGGCCGCAGACGTCGATGGACATCGGCAAGGCGTACGCCGATGAGCCGACCATGGTGAAGTACAGCCACGACTGGGGCGACGGCGGGTCCATCGCTGGTGGGCGCAGCGTCGAGGACGTGCGCCGGGCGACGATCGTGCACGAGATGGGTCATGGCGTGCAGCGCGCGCTGGAGCACCACTCACCGCAGGCGAAAGCCGCGGTCGATGCACTCGTGAACGAGCCGCGTACCTTCCGGCAGGCGGGCGCCATGATCGAGTCGGAGCCGGGCATCCTGGACCGGGAGTTCAAGCGCTGGCAGGTCGACGGGCTCGGCCCGCAGTACAACCGGCCCGCATCCATCTACGCGTCGGAGAACGAGCGCGAGTGGTTCGCTGAGGCGTTCACCGACGGCTTCCTCAACGGACCTTCCGCGTCGGAGTCGGGGAAGCGCGCGTACGCGATCGCGCAGCAGTACCTGGGGCCGCAGTGAGCCTGCCGCTGACCATGTCACCCGGGCTGCGCTCCCGGCTCGCCGCCCGCGACCAGGGTGAGACGAAGGCGTTCGACCCGCACCAGGCTCGGGACGCGCACGGGCAGTGGACGCATGGTGCGCGCGCCCTGATCGCGTCCCTGACCCCCGGTGTGGAGGGCGGGTCGCTGCGCCACGACGCGGCGGCGCCGACGACACCGAAGGGCACCTACCAGGTGGTGACGCGGGAGGTGCGTGCACCGAAGCCTGGCACCCGGACGGCGATCTTCGACGTCGACGAGACGCTCGTGCACGCCGCCCCGTTGCGCGCGCAGCACGACGCCGGACAGATCACCCGCGCGCAGCGGCACGACACGGCGATCGAGGTGGACACCCCGCCGGTCGGGGAGATCGTCGACGCGATGCGCCGCGCGAAGGAGCAGGGCCTGTCCGTCGTCGTCGCGACCGCGCGACCGCCGGGTGACCGGGATCGGCTGGGCGTGTACTTCCGCCACGTCGGTGTCCCGGTGGATGCGCTGTTCACCCGGCCGGACACGAACTTCGACATCGAGGACGACATCGTGAAGCGCGCCATGGTGGCGCGGATGCGCGCCCTGGGCTGGGACCCGGTGGTGTCCTACGACGACAAGCCCGACAACGTGGCGATGTTCCACGAGGAGGGCATCCCCGCGGTCCATGTGCAGGGCAAGGCGTTCGACCCGGCGGAGCGCCGTGACGCCCATGGGCGTTGGACACGAGGCGGCGGCACGGTGCTCGACTCCACGCCGGTGAGGACCTGGGGCGAGGTGCAGGCGCAGGTGCTGCGCGACCACCCGGACCTGGCGGAGCGGTTCGCCGCCGACGCGGAGCGTGAGCGCTCCTCGGGGATCGCGCGACTCAAGGACGGCTACGGCGGGTTCGGCTCGGAGGAGGCGCTGCGCGCCGCGTTCGAGACGCCGCTGCCCGAGGGGCACCGCTCGGCGATCATGGACATCACCGAGCCGCACCAGCGCTCGCTCGGCTTCCCGATCACCGTCAACGGGAAGATCCTCGACAGCGACGGTAATGACGCGGGCTACTGGGAGCGCACCCTGTACCCGTCGCAGGGCATGGTCAGCCACGACACCCTGACCCTGGCACCCGGCTCTCGGCACAAGGGCATCGGCACGGCGTTCGTGAAGCACACCACTGCCGCAGTGGAGGTGGCCGGGTACCGCAAGATCAACGTCTACGCCGCCGGTCCCGGCTACTACGACCCCGACCCCCACCTGCTCGGGCTCAACGGGTGGCGAGTGTGGGCGAAGCCGGAGTTCGGGTTCCGCTTCGACGACTCCGGGCGTGAGAAGGTGCACGACGTCCTCGCTGCACTCATCGAGGAGAGTGACCGTTCGCCAGAGGTGAAGCGGCTGCTCCGCCGCCTGAGCGCCGACGATCCAGCCAAGTGGCCCACCCCGGCGCAGGTGCTCGCGGTCGAGCCCGAGGCGATGTCCGACGGCTGGAGCGGTGAGCGACCGTTGGCCGCAGCGACGAAGTCCTACCTCGACGACGGCATGCTGCACCTGGAATGCATCCCCGGCCCGAGCCCGCGCCACGGATCCCGTGTCGACGCCACAGATACGGAGGGCAAGTCGGCGCGCCGCCATATCCCGAACCAGGCGGCCCGGACGAAGTTGATGGACAACCTGGCCGCGCAGGACGCGGAGGACCTGCGCGGCGCGGAGGAGGACGTGCGCCGCGCCATCCTCGACGCGCTCGACCGTCAGGAGCGCACCGTCATCGCCCGGCTCACCGGGACGAAGGCGCGTCGCAACACCCGGCACTGGGACCCGCCCGGGGAGCAGAAGATCGACCCGCGCTACGTCCTCGACCTCGCGAAGTGGCGCCTCGAACTCGCCGACGCCGTCCGCCCCGCGCTGCAGCGTTCCGTGGCTGCGGGTGCCCGGTCTGTGGCGCGACGGCTGGGGCTGCACGACGACATCACCCTGCC